AATATTTTTTACCATTTGATTGAATGGTCTGCCTGTCACAGAAGACTGATATACTTCGTTTGAAATAGTATCCAAAAACCTATTCCCTACATCTTCAAACCCTGAGTATGATAGCATCTTTAAATCATTGATTACTTTTAGATCTGGTTTTGTTAGTGTTTTGAACTGTGATGGAATTGGTAATCGTTGATTAAATCTTTGATATTCTTTTACTATTTCATCATATTCAGAAACAATACTATCAGCTTCTTTAAGAAAGTTTTCTTGTATTAGTCTTTTTAAGTTTGGTCTTAGTTCCATAGCCAGTCTAGTATTAAGTTTGGCTCCGCCATCGGTAATTGATGTGAGATCAGCAATAATCTCATCTTCTAAATTCTTTAATGTGTTTATTATTCGTTCTTCGTGAGTATCAGCTAATTTTGTAAGTATTTCTTGTTTCTTATTAGCGAATTGATTGAAACTGTCTTTAAATGCATCTGCCATACCCCTAGAATTACAGAGGTATGGCTAAATAATCAATTAATTTATGCTACTTTTTATTAAGTAGAATATTTTTCATTTCATCTTCAGCATCTTTTTTGGAATAGAAAAAATATGTAATCCCCCAAGGGCCTTGAAATGGGAAATACTGTTTTCGATTCTCACTCCAAATTTTCCATCTAGTAGACCCTCCATTTGTAGTGTAAGATCTGATAGATAAATCTTCGGATTTTTCCATCTTTATTTCTCCTTATTTATTTTTAACATATAAATAGTATATAGATTTTTTATAGAATGTCAAGTATAAAATAAAACTAACTTTTGTGAATATAGTCTTGGCTTTTTATTTTCACACATAGATTATAATTATATTAAAAATCTTTTTGTTGCTCCTTTAGTTTTTTTTCGTTTTCTTTTATTCTATTTTCAGCGTATTTTTTCTTACTCTTCCAATAGTTAATCGTCCTTACTATTTCTTTTTCTTTTATTTCTTCTAAGGTATCTTTTTTATTTATCATTTTATTTTACCTCCTGATATGAATCTATCTGAATAGAATTTTTAGGAAATGCCCAATCTGGTAATGTTTTCATTAAATCATTTGGGTTAAGTTCATCATAAGTTATAGATGTCTTATTTGGGAATAATTTTATACCTAAACAATTCTCTCTTTTGCCATTTTCATTAACACGATATGTTTTCATTACCCAACTATCTTTGATTTTTTGTAAATAATGAGAGTAGATTGTATCATTCCATATTGAAAGTTGATGATAAAAACTACGCTTTCTTCTTGGCCCACACACTTTCCATTTTACAATATTAGTCATTTTAGTATCTCCTGTATTTTTGTTTAACATGATAATTAATCTATAGATTTTCTATAACAAAGCAAGTGAAAATATATATATTTTTTTGGGCAACAAAAAGCTATATTTTAAAGCCTTTTTTCCAAGATTGTACTGCCCAATATGCTGGTGATAGGTTTTTTTGACCTTTAACTTTGGCTAAAATCGGTCTAAATCTAGCCATAAAACTTTTTTGTCTAGCTGGTATATTCTTCTTGATTGATAAATTAGGATCACCAAATCTTACTATTTTGACATTACCAGATGATCTATCTTTAACATATACTCCAAACTTCTTGCTTTTATTAGGTGTTCTAAATGGTTTATTTAGCTTTACAGATCTACCTTTATAGGTTGCCATTACTTACCTACATTTCTCATAGCAGTAGTATGTGCTTGACCAAAGGTTTTCCCATTCTTCATAGACCTAGCCATAGATCTCATGTGTTTCAAACTGTGGTGTCTAGCATGATTACGCATAGTTTTTTGTTGTCTAGGTGTCAAATCTTTAATGATATTTTTAATTGAGTTTACTTTAACCATTATTTCTTTTTCTTTCTTAAATCTAAATCATGTTTTCTTGATCCTCTAAGAAAACTATTGACTCTACCCATAGACCAAGCCGCCATCGGAACTCTTCTACTTCCTGCTGATAAAAATGCACCTTGCCCTCTACGATATACTTTAGCAAGGGTTGAATAAGTATATCTCTTAGATGCTTTTGCTTTTCTTTTAAGTGTAGCAACAACTGAAGCTGATAAAGGTTTTCTTTTAATTGCCATTATGCTTTAGTCCTTGCTCTTAATAAAGATGCAGGTATGCGTTTCCCTGCTTTATATAATGCTGATACTCTTTTGATAAGTCTTGCTCGTCTTTTGCGTTCTTCTTCTTTTTTAAGACCAGATAAATACTTCTTAGGTACACCTGTCTTTTTATCTTTTGGAACTTTGCGTCTTTTATTCTTCGGCAATTTCTTCACCCTCGATTGCAGGTGTAGAGAATTGTCCTATTGGTCTAGGTTTTGCTTCTATTTCATTATCAATATTTGCTATCTTTTCATCATCTTCTACAACTGCTCTAGCTATTTGTTTATCTATTTCTTTTGCAAAAGTATCGGAGGAAACTCCAGATGCTTTGGCTACTTGTAAGAATTGTAAATCAGCAGAATAATCTCTTAAATTAAAGCTGTCTGGGTATTCTATTTCACCATCAAACTCTTTGTCCTGCCATTTAGCATACAATCTCCAAATATGTTCTTCTGCATTTTCTAAATAATCTGCTTTTTCTGATAGTCTTGCATTTAATAATTCAAACTCTGTTTGTAAAGCTATGCCTGAGTTAATAGTTTTTTCTGTTCCTCTGACTGATCCCATATGGGTGACTCTATTAATTGCATCTACTTTCATTTGGATATTTGACATGATGCCATCTAGTGATTGTGATGATGGTTGTATAATGTAGGGTTTTAAGTTGGAGTCCATATCCTCCGGCATTTCAATAATTGATCCTGCACCTGCACTGGCTTCTACATTGGGTGTTTTAACTAAACTTGGGTGATTAGATAATCTGATAAGCTGTTCTATCTCTGAATAATCATTGTAAATAGATTTTTGTAGTTCTGCTACGTCTTGTAAATCACTTATACCAATACCTCGTCTTTGTGACTTTTGATTGTATAGGGTTATAGCAGGTATCTCACCAATCATGTTTGGCATCTCATCAATTAGTATTGGATCTGATGTGGAATAACCTTTGCTAAAGTCTTTGACCATAACTGTAGTAATATCTTCTTTAGTCCATACTCTAATTGTGGCTACATCATTAGATAGGTTTTCTAATAGTGTTAAGGAAGTAAGTTCATATCTTCCATTAATCATTCTTTGATAATTCCAGTTTAAGACATTTTCAGGTGTGTAAATAGATAAGTATGGTCTGATATCAAGCTGTATTTCTTCTGCTCTAGTTTCTGTTTGCACAGCAGGTTTATCCATGATTGCCCAACAAGTGCCATAGATAGAAGCATTGATTTGCATTTCTCTGATAATATTATCAAATGATCGACCATCTAAATCTGCATCTTTGATAAAGTTCTCTAATTGTTCATCACCAGATAGACTTCCATAGTTCCTTGTGGGTGGTACTCTAAACAGGAATGATGAATAGATTTGCACGACATTTTTACAATGATTATCAATAGGAGTATTATTAGTTCTCTTAATATATTCCTCGTCTGATTCTAATACATATCTGTTAAGCAGATAGCCATTCTGATAGTCTTGACCACCTAAATAAGATAGTAAATGAAAGTGCCAATCTTGGAATTTATCTTCATAATCATCATGTCTTTCGGTTAAAAAATCTCTTTTGTAATTTGGCATTAGCTAAACCTCTTTGGTTTTGAGGGTTTAAAATCTCTTTTGATTGGGTATAAAAACTCAACTAAATATCCTAGAGCATCATTCATGTGATCGTAATTGTTTTCCTTATCTGGTAAACTTGTTCCCTCTTTATAAATTTGTCTTTCTATACTCTTTATCACATTCTTACACTTATTTGCAATAAATAATGTGCGAACACCTTTAGCATTTTTTAATTTTGTATTAACTGCGTTTATTCTATCTCTAATCAATGGGTGTGTATTTCTAACTCTTACATTGTACCCTGCATTTTTTAATATAGATAAATCTGTTCTTCCACCTGCACTAGTTTTTCTTTGCTTTGATGCAGGATCAGGATATACGAATATATGTTTTCCAGAGTATCTATTATTGATTTCCTCAACAAGTTCGTCAGTATTACTACTGAAAATGACAATTTCATCGTACACATACAAGTTATCTTGTTTTACTTCTGATATAACAGCAGAAACTGGGTCGATATTAAAATCAATTCCTATGTGTATTGAATTAGTTGTAGGTGCATATTCTTCTATAACATTTTGCTCTCTATCAAAGTTGTAATATATCTGACCTGAATACTTCTCAAAAGATGCCATATATTCTTGTCTAAATGTTCTATCATCTAGGTCGTTCTTAGCTTGATCTATTTCATTTTGTGATACTTGACCACCATCTAATGTAGTAAATTGAAAAGACTTCCAATTCTTATCATTATCTTGTCTAGTATAAAGATTATAACTCCAATTACCAAATCCTCTAGGTGTTCCTAAGAATAAAGCTGATCCTTCTCTAGATTTATCTGATAATGTAGGTCTAAGCACTTCAAACCATGCTCTCTCATCTACGTCTGAGAACTCATCTATACAAATAAAATCTAATCCAACACCCCTTAAAGAGTTAAAATTATCTGATGATCTAAGCTGTATTAATGATTTGTTTTTAAGTGTGATTGTAAGGTCAGAATAGTTTACTTTGCTAATCCATTTATGTTTAGTCATTTTCTCTACTAATGGATCAAGCATAATGTCTTTACACATTCTAAATGTTGGTGCTATATACCAGACCTTCTTTCTTGGATATCGTGAAAACTTAGCTAATTCATTGAGAGCAAGAAATGTTTTACCAAATCTTCTTCCTGTTATAAGAACTCTAAATCTAGCTTCTGATGTAAATACTTCTTTTTGTGCTTTAGATAATGGCATTACACCTCATTACCCCAACAATCCCAACCTTCCACTATTTGTCTAGCAAATAACTCTATTCTTGGTAAATCACCGCACAAATCCACTATGCGTTCTCTTACACAATCTGGTTTTCTTGAATGTTCTCTAATTGGCTCATAAATTATTTGATGAACTCCTTTAGAAACTCTTTTTGGTTTTCCTTTAGTAGCTAATAAACAAATTTCATTATTGGCTCTAGTCCAATAACCTAAACCCCAAAATAAACTATCTGACTTCTTGTTTTTTTTTATCCAACTAAAAGCACAAGTTTTATATGTAAAACCCCATTCTTTAATAACTTCAAATGCTTGTTCTAATAAAGGGTAAATAACCCATAAAAATAATATAGAATTTTCATCTGCTATATTTTTAACAGGTAAATTTTTAATATTCTCCATACTCATACATACATAATGATTTTCAGGACTTTTCTTTTTTCCTTTATCAGAATAAGTTTTAAATCTCCAAGCAGGATCAGCATAAATAATATTATATTTTTTGTTTGGTAGTTGTATCACTCTACTTGTGCTTTAGATAATGGCACCTAAACCCCATTGATTTGCCATAGCTTTAGCAATACCCTCAAATGTTTTTGAATGAATATTAGAATAATTTTTATTATCTACTTTTCTAATTGTATATTTCCAACCTTTTTTTTTCCCACCTGTATTACTTGGTAAAAAAGGCTCGTATTTTGAATATATACAAGTTGGAAATAATGGTTGTAGATTTTTTAGCCAAAGTAAAGTTTTCTTACTATATTTATGCCCATGTTCATAAGGTTGAACATAATGACTTGGTTTTGGTAAATTAAATATATTTAGTGGTGTAGGGTTTTCTACTGCTATTTTTGGAATATCTGCATTTAATAATTTTAAAAAAAATTCTTTAGCTTTAATTCCTTTTTCATATCTTTCTTCATTTATTATACCACCTTGATATAACCATCTTGCACCTGCTTTTGATAAGTAAGTACAGGGTGGGTGAGCAATCATCATATCCCAATTATTTTTTAAAACATTTAAAACGTCATCTTGGATATGATTACCTTCTTTTTGTGTTGGTTGAGTATCACATGACCAAGCATCAAATCCTAATTCTTTAAAACTATCTCTTACAATCCCAGATACTTCACAAGCAACAAGAATCTTCATTATTCTACATTAAATGGCAATGGTGTATCATCATCTTCCATCATTCCATTGTCTGATTGACCTAATATATTCTTACCAAGCCAAATACCCATGACTGCATTACCCTTCTCAGCTATCTGCCATTGTATCTTTCTTAATCTGATTTTACCTTCGCTTCTACCTTTTGTGAGATATTCGCCATAACGTCTTATAGTGTTCTCACTACAACCATAGAAATCAGCTATTTCGGT